AAACTTCAGAATATGTTTGCTAGTGATATGGGAAAAGTATTTCTTATGGATTTGGCACAAATACCACAAAGTGAAGCCATAGATTTAGCTCAATGGATGCATTATTTAAAAGAAACAAAGATTGCATTTATTAATTCATTTGAAGAAGGTAGAAGAGGTGTTAGTACTGGTAAATTAGCTGGACAACATTTTAACCAATTTCAAGCAATTGATTTAAGTTTAGCTACAAGTATTCAACAATATATTAATTATCTCCAATATATAGAACAACAAATATATTATATCTCAGGAGTGAATCCACAAAGAATGGGAGCCATTAAACCAAGTGAGTTAGTTGGAAATGTTGAAACAGCTAAAACACAATCATTTAAAATAACAGGATATTTATTTGAAGCGCATACAGAAGTTAAAAGACGTGTATATACAAGTATTATTGAAGTTGCAAAGATTGCTTGGAGAAAAGGAAAGGTGATGCAATATGTTAATGATGATTTAGCTATTGAATTATTAAATCTAGAAGAATTTGAATTTGAAAATTCTGAGATGTCAGTATTTATTTCTAATTTAAGAAAAGATCAACAAATTAAAGATAAACTTGATCAACTTGCTCAAGTAGCAATGGAACAACAAAAAGCAGATTTGTCAACAATTATAGATACTATTGTTAATGACTCTCCTCATGATATTATTAATACTTTAAGAACAGCTGAAGAGAATTTTTATAAATCTCAACAAGATGCTGAAAAAGCTAAACAAGATCATGAAGCACAACTTGTAAAACAGCAACAACAACATGAAAAAGATGTTGAAGCTTTTCAAGCTGAGGAAAAACAAAAAGATAGAGAATTAGAACAATATATTGCTGATGAAAACAATCGTACTAAAATAGAAGTACAGGAGTTAGCTAATTATTTCCAAGCAACAGAAACAGATAGTAATGCTAATGGAATACCAGATCCTAGTGAGATAGCAGCTAATGCTCTTAAACAACAAGAAATAGACAGAAAGCATTTTATAGAACAAAGTAAATTATCACATGATAAAGCTAAACATGAAAAAGATTTATCTATAAAACAACAAGAACTTGATTTAAAAAAGAAAGAACTTCAATCTAAACAAGCTTTAGAGAATAAGAAAGCAGCTACAGAGAAATCTAGAGACGCAACAAATAAAGCTATAGAGCAAGCTAAATTGAGAGATCAAGAAAGACAAAGAGTTCATGAAAAAAGTTTAGAAAAACTTAAAGGTGAAAATGCTCTTAAAGTACAAAGAGCTAAGCCAAAACCTAAATCTAAGTAATTAATCTGTAGAAATTAAAGTTAAAACGCTACCCGCCAGAATCAAAATTTTTGAAAATACTTGCAAAATACAATAAAAAATCATATATTACAATTATAAAGGAAAAATAAAATGAAAGAAGAACAAGAAGAAAATCTATTTAGTGATTTTAAAGCATCATTTTTTGGGCAACCTATACCAAAAACTATTCAAAAAGATAAACCTGCTAATGAAAAACCCACTAATGATGGGGAAGAATTAACAGATGAGGAAATTCAAGCTTTAGATAAACTTGCCACGGACAAAACAAGTAGTAAAGAAAAAGAAAAGAAAGAAGTTCCCAAAGAAGAGGTTGAAGAAACATCTGATTTAAATGAAGATCCTGAAAATCTTAATTTATTTATTGAGTTTGCTAGACATTTAAATGATGAAGGTATTGTAGATTTAAAAGAAGATGATAAAATAGAAACAGATGAAGATCTTCTTAATATTGTTAAGAGACAAGTTAAAACTGGTGTTGAACAATACAAAGCTTCTAAATCAGAGGATGTTCAAAAATTTTTAGAATTTGTTGATAATGGTGGTAATCCATCAGATTTTCATAAATACTATTATGGAAATGCAAGTTTTGAAAACTTTGATATAGAAAATGAAGATAATCAAAAGTATGTCATTGAACAAGTATTAAAGCTCGAAGGATATACTGATGAAGAAATTACTGAAGAAATTAATGATGCTTCAGATCTTGGAAAATTAGATAAGAAAGCATCTACAGCTTTGAAGAAACTTCAAAAGATTGAAGGAGATAATAAGAAGATGTTAGTGGAAGCTCAAAAAGCTTACGCTGCTAAACAAGAAGCTGAAAACGAAGAAAAATGGAATAATTTTAAAAAGGGGTTATTTGATAGAGAAGAAATAAGCGGATTTAAATTCACTCCTAAAATGAAAAATGATGTTTGGGAATATATGACCAAACCTATTTCTCGGAAAGATCAGAGAACACAATATCAAGTAGATATTGATGAAAATCCAGATAGCAGATATATATTTGCTATGCTTATGAAGAATAAATGGAATGTTGAATCTCTTTCTAATCAAATACAAACTAAAGAAGTTGGAAAATTCAAAGAAAAATTAAATAAATACTCTGATCAATTAACTAAGAAAACAAAATCTTTTCAACCAAAAAGAGAAAAAGAACAAGAAAGTGATTTTAGTGCTTTCAAAGAATATTTAAAATAAATAAAATAAATAATAAAAAATAAATAAAACAAAATGCAAATAAGCGATTTACAAATTACAAAAGGCAACTGGCATGCTGGATTGACTAGTGCTAATCATTTAAGAGCCATGTTCCTAATGGAACCTGAAATGGCTTCACAAGTTGTTACAAGAGTTTATAACAAACAAAATGGTTATAAAAATGCTCTTTCCTTCTTAACAGGAGGTTTGGGTAAAGCTAAAGAAATGAATGATATTGTATATCAATGGCAAGTTATGGGAGATTCTCGTAGAGCTATTGGAATTACAAAAAGTATATTTGATGGTGTTACTGCTACCCCTGGTATTGCAGAAACAACTTTCAAAATTGGTGTAGCTGAAAATTGGTTTACACTTGGTGATGTATGTGTATGTGATGATAACTCATATTCATTTAGAATTATGACAATGCCTGAATTTGATGGTGTTGATTATATTCTTACTTGTCAAATGGTAACATCTGATCCTACAGCATATATCCCTGCTGGTTATTTAACTATTGGTAAAGAAATCTCTAAAGATTTTAATGCTGTAGAAAATGATCATTCAGAAACTTCAGGTTTAACTAATTATACATCTGGTTTGCGTTTGCAAAATATTATGTCTACTTATCGTAAGAAATTTAGTGTTACAGGCGCTGTGCATGATAAAGTTCTTACAATTGGACTTATGTCACCAGATGGTAATGAAATTGCTAAAACTTGGGTAAAATATGCTGAGTGGGAATTCTGGTGTCAATGGATGGATGAAATTGAAATTGCTTTGATGTTTGGTAAGTCGAATCTTAAAAAAGATACTTCCACTAATATGAAAGGAGCATCAGGTAATACTGTATATCTTTCAGCTGGTTTAGAAGCTCAAATTAGTCCTTCAAATAAACGTTATTACACAGATCTTACAGAATCTACAATTCGTAACTTCATGAATGATTTGGCATATAATGGTACAGAAGATGGTCCTCGTGAATATCGTGCACTTTGTGGACGTAATTTTATGGACTTGTTTGACCAAGCTATGAAGAAATCAGCTTCTAATTACACACTTGTTGATTCAGTATTTATTACTGGTTCAGGTCAAGAGTTGAAATTTGGTGGTCAGTTTATGACTTATACAGGTTTGAATGGTGATAAAATTACTTTGCAAGAATATGCTCCATATAATTCAGTTGTAAGAAATCGTCTATTGCATCCTAAAACAGGTCGTCCAGTAGAATCTTACAAAGCAACATTCTTAAACTTCAAATCATATTCTAATGGTGAACCTAATATTCAAAAGGTTTATACTAAAGGACGTGAAATGGTAAGTACATATGTTGAAGGATTGTATGGTCCAACAGGACCAAAAATTAATGGTAGTTCAGCTTCTGCTAAAGATGGATATGAATTCCATGTTCTTTCTGAACAAGGAATTATGTTGAAAAATCCAACTGATGCTGCACAGTTACTACTTGATTATAATTCATTGTAAATCAATAATATAATATCTTATTAGAGAAGGTGTAGAAATACACCTTCTCATAATAAAACTAATAAAAAGGAAAATAATGACAACAGAAGTTACATTAAAAGAATTGGTAATTAAACCAATTAGAAAAAATAGATTCTCAGGAGTTTCTGGACACGATAAGACGGGAACATTTATTGAAGGGGCACAAATGGGTCCTGATGGTAATTACAAAACTGGACTAACATCAAAAGAAGAAAGAGAATTTGAAGAAGCCCTTTCATTAAAAAAAGGAGAACTCTCAAAATCAAATTCTACATTTTGGGGAAAATGTTTAGAATTAAAATTAGCAAACGATAAACCAACAATTTTAACATTTGACTTATCAAATCCTACAGAGTATATTAAATATAAAGCTCTAACAAGTAGAAATGACATAGCTCCAGGGGAATATGATTTGTTTAAATATCCAAAATCAGAATTTTATATTGATGATGCTGAAAATAAGGCAAAGATGGAGGAAATTAAAATTGATATGGAATTTGAATTAATGGAGAAATTTAATGAACTTTCCATGAGTGAGAAGAGGGGATATCTTAAATTATTTGGTAGAACAGGTGTAAATGATGTTTCTGATAAAGTAGTAAAGACAGAACTTTGGAAAGAGGCTCAAAAAGATCCTAAGAAATTTATGTCTCTAACGACAGATAAAGATATTGAACTTAGAATTCAAATTCAAGATATGTTAGAACAAGGTGTAATATTTAAAAAGAATAATTATTATAACTTTGGACAAGAAGTATTAGGAAATAATATAGATGCTGTTGTTGCATATTTTAAAGATGTGAATAAACAATCTCTAAAAATAGCAGCTCTTTCTGAAACTGATAGAAAAAAGAAATCTAAATAGAATATAAAACATGACCACCCAGCAGTTAATATTAGCTTTTAAGTTTGGGATGGATAAATTTGATAGCAAAGGACTTCCAAATTTTGAGGATGATGAAATATTGCTCTTGTTAAATCAAGCACAATTAAATTTTGTTAAACAGAGATATGGAACCACAAATACAAAGAAATTTGGTTTTGAAGAAATTCAAAAGAGAACAGAAGATTTAAAAAATTTAGTTAGGAATGCAATTATCACTCCGTTAGCAAATAACTCAGAGAATATAGGACCTAATGCACAATTTGTGGAATTACCAAATGATTACTTTGTAGAAGTACAAGAAAGATGTAAAATATCATATCCAAGTTGTACAGGGGATATAGTAACAGATGAATGTTTTGTTAAGGCTATTCAACATAATGATTATAATACAAATATTAATAATCCTTATGGACAACCAAATACAGGGAAGATATTAAGACTTATGGAGAACGGAAGAATAGAATTAATACATTCTTCAGAAACAACAATAAATTCTTATCATCTTAGATATATTAAAATACCTTCAGAAATTACATTAGACAACACTTCAGAGTTAAGTGAACATTGTCATCAGGAATTAGTGAATGATGCTATTAAAATAGGACTAGAGGGTGTAGAATCAAGAAGAATACAAACATTTATCCCAACAATATTAAATCAGCAAGAATAATAAAAAATGACAAAAATTAAATACCCAGTAAATCCAGCATTAGGAACACAAGTAAATGCTTTTCCTAAAACACAGAATGCTAAGATTAAAGAGATTATAGATGTGGTAAATACAGAATTTGATGGGACCGCAACTCCATCTGTAGATACTTTAACAGCTAATAAAGTAATTTTAAATAAAGGAACAGTAACACAAGCAACAAGTATTACAACTGGCGTAACAATTAATAAAGCTGCTGGTACTATTACCACTGTAAGTTCAACCGTAGCACATGATGCTCGTGCTGCTTTTACAGTAACAAATAGTTATGCTAAATCAGATAGTGTGATCGTTGTATCTGCTAAAACAGCAGGAACAGGAATTCCTGTAGCCACAGTAACAACAAAATCAAATGGTAGTTTTGTTATAACATTAATTAATGCTGCAACAACAGTTGCTTTTAATGACACAATAGCTATTGATTTCATAATTGCTTAATAAATAGAAACTATAACAAAAGAATAATAATAAATAACAAAAATTAAATTAAAATGCAAGACAAAATAACAAATGTTTTCATCTCTGATGGAACTGATTTAAAAAGTAATGGAACAACTTTCACCACAATTACTGATTTAGGTATGGTTAGTGATCAAATGCTAAATATTAAAAGTGGTAAAACAATAGCTAATACACCAAAATTATATGCTGTTAATAAAATGGCATCTGGAACATTTCAGCGTTCAACTCCTGTTGTTGGAACAAATGTAGTACAATATTCTGGTAAAAAATATTCTCCTGCTCGTAAATGTGTATGGAGTATCGGATATCATAATGCAATACTTGGCACTACTGGTACTAATACAGAGGCAGTAACTGCTGTATCGGCTGGTGGTTCAATTGAAGTAAATCAATCAACTCAATATAGTTTTGATATTCATTTTACCAATGATAAAACTTTTTATTCAGAACGTCCTGAATATCTTCGTGTAGATTTTACTTCTTCAGCAAGTGCTACACAATTATCTATCGCTAAACAAATTGCTAATGCAATTAATAATTCAGTGTGGGGAGGTAAAGAAGTAATTGCTATTGTGGTTGGAGATGGCACACTAGGAACATTTACTGCTGCTACAGCAACATCTCCAAGGATTGAAAGTTCTACTGGAGCATCTAATTATGGTGTTGAAGTTTGGAGTCTTGGTATTCCTCAATATCGTGAAACTTCCTATACAGTAGAGTATGTAAATTTCTCTGTACAAGTAGATAGTTCAACTGGTTTTGGTGCAACTACAGTTACTCAATTATTAGCAATGGATCCAGGTGAAGGTACTTATGAACAAGTTTACGCTTTTGAAAAATGGGCTAAAGGTTCAAATGGTGTATTAAACTGGACTAAATTTCCAATTCCTACTCAAGAATATCTTTCAAAATCAGCAGGTTTTAAATCTGGTAATTTTACTCTTACTGCGACACTTATAGCAGGTTCTGATTATGCTGTATTTAGTGATGCTGCTGTAATTGGAGAACTTGTTGCTGGTAGTAAAGTAGATATTAATGGTACTGATTATGAAATTAAATACTTCATTACAAGTACTACTGCAAGATTAACAACTGTCGGCGCAGATACTGGGGGAAATGTTAAAGGATATGCTTGGTATTCAACTGTAACAATTAAAGTATCCGATCTTACTAAATTAGATGGACCAGGTGTTCTTCAAGTTAGTGATAAATATATTGTTATCTTTGTACCTTCAATTGATGCTAGTACTACAGGTGATTCAGCAATGGATGGACCTTCAACAGTTGGTGGTAGCTTGAAAGGATTATTGGATACTTGGATGACAAGCACCCCTTTAAATCCTGCTAATATTACAATTGCTGGAGTTTACGCATAATAATATGAATATTTAAGGAAGGAAACTTCACATAAAATAAGGTTTAGCCCCCTACATCAATGTAGTTTCCCTTCCTTTTCTACAAAGATGTTTAGGGGGCTTCCTATTTCTAATAATCAAATAAATGAGTTTACAATTATCGTTTAATACCTGTATTACAGGAGGATGTAAATCAATAGCTTTCTCAGAAACTACTGGTGTATATTCAGCAATAAATACAACTGGATATGGTGATCCCAATCCTTTAACATCTGATTTTAATTCAGCTACACTTGTATTAACATTTAATGATGTAGATTATACATTTGATTTAACATCTAGTGGATTTCCAACTAGTGATGAAACAAAAATATTTGTAATAAATCCATCAGATATTGGTCAAACAGACAAAATATCTGATGGTATTTATTATTTAAAATACACTATATCTGGAGATAACGGAACATATTTTCAAACAGGAGTTAATGCTTTCTATTGTAATGCTGAATGTTGTGTTAATCAAATGCTTTGTGATATAGATGTAGATTGTGAGTGTTCGACAAATAAACTAAAAGAATATATAAAAGCAACAGTACTTTTAGAACAATTAGAATGTGCTGGTAATAGTGATAATGTAATAAGTTTTAATAATGCTTTAACGGTGTTAAATAAAATTTGTAAAAATAAAGATTGTGGTTGTAAATAAATAAATATAAAAATATGTGTGGATGTAATTCAAATTGTAAATGTTTAAATAGCACGGTCGTGCCAAGAGGTAAACAAGGAGATCCTGGTATTGATGGTAGAGATGGAATATATGGAGGATTTGCTGGTAAATGGACTTATAATGGAAGTGTTAGTCCCACAGTACCAACTATGTCAGGTACATATCAATTAAGATTCAATGATAGTGATTCAGCAGATGTTACAGAAATATATGTAAGTAAAACTGGAAATTATGCAATAGATTTTAGTGATTTTTTAGCTTCCTTTGATAATTCTGGAAGTTATGGTAGAATTAGAATATTCAAAGAATATGATTCTACACATTTCTGGATGGGAGAAATTACTTCTGTGACAGATAGTGGAGTATTTTATACATTAGGTGTCACACCTATTACTTATAGTTCTAGTGTTATTCCAACAACAATGTTTATTTCTCCAATAGATAATATTGTGATGGAATTTTCTCAAAATGCTGTAGCTACAATAACAGATGTTGTATCTTCCTTTAGTCAAACTATTGTAACAATTAATAATGATATAACTAGGTTTCCATTGTTTGGATCTGGTGTAACTACTCCTAAAAGAGGTTATTATATAGCTTTGTTTGAAGCAGATATTTCAACACAAAGTGCAGAACCAGAAGTTGAATATGAATATTATTTCTATGAAATGGGAGCTCCTAATGTAGCCATTGGAGGAAATGGAGGAAATACCGAAAAAAGAAAATTTAAATTTGCATCTGATAGCACACCTTCTGATGGAATTGAAGTAAAAATATCACATAATACTATATTACAAGGTGGGGCAGGTAGTCCAAATATTAATGTTTGTATAAAAGCCTTATCAGATACAAATGATGTTTATATAAATAATAGATCATTAATTTTAATGAGAATATCTTAATATGTATATATCACAAACTGATCTAACTCAATATCTTAGACTTTCAGGTATTTATTATACTCAAATGTGTGATAAATTCTTGACAGAATTAAGATTTGGTGGTAAATGTACAGATTGTTTATTAGATAAATTATTTTTATTTAAACAATATATACATGCATTAGAATGTTATAATGTATTTACAGGAGGATTTGGTTATTATAAAATAACAAATAATTCTAATTCCAGACATATATTAATCACAATAACAATTTATGTTGATGGAATATTAATCGGTAGTATTACTACTAATTCTAATGATCCTGTTGCTACAATGCAACAATTAACCATTAATATAAATAATTATCAATCTATATATACGGCTACATATAATTCTACATTAGAGCAAATAGATATTATATCAAGTATTAATGGAGATAGTGGAATACTTTCATTTAATACTACATGGTTAGCATTAGAAAGTGAAATATCAGGACTTACTGGAGGAATAGATGAAACAAATAACTGTTTTACAGAAGATCAAATAAAACAAATAATTAATAACATTGAAAAACTAACTGGATGTTGTTTTCAAACATTAGGATTTCAATATATAACAGAATAATATTATGGCAGATAGTACAGGAACAATTTTTGGTAATCAAAGTAAATCATATTTAGAAGGGTTACTTCGCAAAGCAATAAATGATTATGTTGCTTTTAGTTATGAAAAAATAAAATTATCTAATGGAGGTATTAGTTATTTAACTATTCCAGATGGAGCTAAATATGCAGAACTAATTATAGAATCTGATGGGAGTGGAGATGTAGCAAGATATTTAAATACATTTCAATCAACAATAGATTTAACACACGGTATTCCATTATCTAATGGTAGCACATTCGACATATCAATGACAGAAAATCTTA